TTATACATTTCATATTACCGGAATCTCGGATATGGGAATCGGAATCTCTGGGATACCGTTTGCTTATCGGACTGTATGCGGTATACTAGATTATCAGACCTTGTGAAAGTCCGATAAATACCTGTATGCCAACCTACAACTATGAGTGTGATAAGTGTCAGAAAGTATGGGAAGAAATCCACATGATGAAAGACCGCGACCTTCCAACCACCTTGCCTTGCCCGAAGTGTAAGGCGGAAGGTACGGTGAAGAAGTCATGGGCTGGATGTACTCCCGGTCTAGGTGTTGACCACACCCTGACCCCGGATAAAGCCACAGGCGGACGATGGAGCGAACTGATGTCCAAGATCAAGCGTGGACAACCCAAGAGTCAGCAAGCCCGTTTTGATAAAGGTAACAACGCAAAGGGAACTCGCTGGCACTAACCTGGAACCTCGGAACCTAAACTGTTACGAATTTCCTATTCGATTACGAATTTTGTATTCAGTTACAAATTTTATAACGGACAGGAAGTTCCTAACCTCGAAACTTAAACTGTTACGAATTTTCTATTCAGTTACGAATTTCGTAAAAGAATAAGAACTTTCTATTTGTTAGGAAGTTCCTATCTGGTTACGAATATTGTATTTGATTACAAATTTCGTATCAACTACTTGCATCACCCATAACGCGAGTGTGAAGTGCGTCTAGCTCATCTGCGTAATGTTTTATCATATAAAACGGATCTTGCTTGGCATGTTTACCACCAGGACCAAACGCAGTTGCGGTTCTTGCTAAAGCAGTTTCGTGTGCTTGTTGTAATAGTTTAGCAACACTTTCAGGAGTATGAGGACGATTAGGTTCTTCTCTAGGTTCTTCTCTAGGTTCTTCTCCTGATGTACCTGCTTCTCTTTGGCGTTCCAGTTCACCGTAATAGTCTGGAGTTTCTTCAGGAGTTTCTCTGGCGTGTCTTGGAATCTCGGTATTCTCTTTTAGTTTGTTGTAAAAGTACGAAGTTGTATTATAAGATTCATCAATCGCATTAATTGCATCATAGTATGGATTGCCAGCTAACATCTTATCTCTATTCTCTAGTGAACGTCCAGTTGCGTATCCGTGTATACCTTGTTCCATGTGTTTTTTATATTGTTCTGGATCAACACCTTCAGGTGCAGGATACACATCAATCAAATCACTGGCTGCATCTGCTATATCGTCGTATGAATTTTCTATTCTACCTTTTAATGCTTTACGCATTTCCTCTGTGGAATGGCCGTGTTGTTTGTGAAGACCAGTTTCTTCCACCCAATCGTGTACTGCATTAGAAATTCTTTCTCCCATCTCTTTGCGCTTGGCTTCTGGATCAGGTGGACCACCTGGTTGTCCTGGCCTTGGATCGTCTGGTTGTGGATTGTATTGATAACCTGGTTCTCTATTATAATATTCATTCATATTTCTGGCTTGTTGTTTGCCTTCTTCACGCATCTTGCGCTTGTCTGATCCAGACTTGGTGCCTTTGCTCCAACTCTTTGGGCGTTGCTTTACAGCACCACGGCGAGCAAACTTGGCGGCTTCCATAAAGTTTTGTAAGACAGACTCTTTAACAGCTTTTTTAATATTTTCCATGTCCATTGTAGGGTTCCTTGCTATATAATCTTACCTGTATTTATAAAAAAAGCAAGGGAGAGCGTGAACTCTCCCCTGCCTCTATGACGATCGAAAGGTAGCGAAGTTCCTTTTAAAGCATGAATGGCGTAGTTCGCGTGAAGGACTGTCTACGACCAACTCAGCCCGATCACCTTTATTTATGGAAAATATGATTTCTAGTTTGCATTTTTTTCTTTTGGGTGTATATTAACCATATGATTCTTACTCCCACAATTACCATCGACAATAACAATCTCGCCTCTTTTAACAAGGAAATCAAGCAATTTGATCGTACTCCCGGTACTGTAACCAAGCACTGGGGGGATCGTGATCTGGACGGTTTGAGTATTGAAATGAAGCAGGTTCGTACACCACAAGGAAATGGTGTACTGATCATGGCTACCGACAACAACGGTGATGTGGTTCTGACTGCCCGACTGATCACCGCACCTGTCCCACAGGGAGCGTTTCAGTGGGGCCGCAAGGTGTATGTGGTTGACCGGATTCGTGTACACAACGACTACGTGGGTCAGGGCGTTGCTCCCGGTATGTACCGTTGGTTGTCGGATCGGGGATATACCCTGATTTCAGACTCACACCAAACACCAGTTTCGCTGGCTGTGTGGCGTAAGTTGGGTGCAGCCGGTGGTGTTTTCACCGTGAATTTGACTGATGGTGTTTGGCGGGCGTATAACCCACTGAATGTGGAAGATTGGATGCTTTTTGGAAATAATGATGGAAGCCGTTACTGGCCGATTCGGTTTCTTTTGCCCGGAAAGTAAACAAATATAAATATATCTGTGATGAAAAACAGATATTTACAACACCTAAAACTTTCTCGTAAGATTAAATCAATTTTAACAGAAGCAGCCTTGGATTGGAAACAATCCCAAGGCTGTTATCCTTCCGTGTCAGAATTTGTTTCTCATCTGGTTGATCCATCACTACAATTGAACGAATCTTATTCACAACAAAATGATGCTGTGGTTGATTCTGCTTTTATTGCAAATTTGTCTGAACAGATTGCCAGTAAAATGATATTGAATGAAGGACTTCCTGCTCGTCCTTTGCCAACTCCGGGGCCATTGCCTGGTCCAAGACCGGGACCTGGAATGCCTGGTTACGTCGAACCTCCTGCTCCTATTAAATTTCCTGGTCAACCAACACCAACTACCACTGTAGAACCAACACCAACACCAAATGTAGTTCCTATTATACCGCCGTGGTTAGCAACAGCAGCAGGACTTATTGCTCCATTTTTTATAACACAAACTGCAGGAAATCCAAATACTGTTCCTGGTGCTCCCGGTGATATCAGAGTAGATACTCCACCTATAGATTTTATTCCAGCACCAGAAGCACCACCAGAAGCACCACCGGCAGAACCAAAAAAACCAGAAGAACCAAAAAAACCAGAAGAACCAGAAACGCCAACACCAAAACCATTTGATCCAACTAAACCTTTTCAATGGCCATGGCAAATTCCTGGGCATCCTTATAGTCCTAAGCCTGTAACACCAAAACCAGCACCTACTCCAATTCCAGAACCCACACCAGCACCTGCTCCAAAGCCTGCTCCAGAACCTACACCTGCTCCAACTCCTACTCCAGTAGAGCCAAAACCATTTGATCCAACTAAACCTTTTCAATGGCCATGGCAAATTCCCGGCCATCCTTATAGTCCAAAGCCAGTAACACCAAAACCAGTAGAACCAAAGCCTGCTCCAACTCCTACACCTGCTCCAACTCCTACACCTGCTCCAGCACCTGCTCCAACTCCAGCACCTGCTCCGGGTCAAAAACCTTGGAATCCTTTCCCATTCCCATGGGATCCTATTCCACAGCCTCAACCTCAACCTCAACCAAAACCACAACCAGGTCCAGGTCCACAGCCTCAACCTCAACCTCAACCAAAACCACAACCAGGTCCAGGTCCACAGCCTCAACCTCAACCAAAACCACAACCAGGTCCAGGTCCACAGCCTCAACCTCAACCAAAACCACAACCAGGTCCAGGTCCACAGCCTCAACCTCAACCAAAACCACAACCAAAGCCACAACCAAAGCCACAACCAAAGCCACAACCAAAGCCACAACCAAAGCCACAACCAAAGCCACAACCAAAGCCACAACCAAAGCCACAACCAAAGCCAGAACCAGAAACACCACCATTCATACCATTTGGTGGAGACTTAGAACAAAAACAAACTCAAGTAAGAGAACCAGAAGTTCCATTAGATCTTGCTCCTGGTGAACGATACACTGCAAGAAAACGCGTAGGTAATTACGATCCTTTCCAAAGAAGATTCGTTACACAACAAGTTGTAGTGTCGGAAGAAAAAGAAGAAGAAACAGTAAAACCAGATGTTATAGAACCAGATATTGTAGCTGCAAGTGAACGAATTTCTGCAAAGAAACGATTGGGTAATTACGATCCATTCCGCAGAAGATTTACCACACAACAAGTTGTAGTATCAGAAGGTAAACTTACACCTAAAGAATCACTGCAACGCAAATTAAAAAAACAACGATACAAAATTTCTTACATACAAGACGGTAAGAAAGTAGACGTGTTTGCTTCTTCAATTCGAGGAGTTCGCAGAGTAGTATTTGGTAAGAAACAATACCGAGTGTACAACTCAACCGGATCTGATGTAACCGGTTACTTCAAGAAATTGCTGGGTAAATAAGTTAATTTAACAGAGAAACTCTAATTCCGTTAGAACCAGCACCCTCAAGAAGCTCTATAGTTATTCGTTCTATTCTAGCTGGAACAATATAAGGTTGTATAAGTGTTGCGGTTGATCCAGGTATAACTAAAACTACACTGTTGTTTGCAGCACCCACTGCATCGCCGTAAAAGAAAACAGTAACTCTTCTGCCAACCGTATCTTGATTTCGTAACATTACTGCTTTATGCTTGTACGCAGAAGAAGAACCCAACACTAAAGTTTGACCATCCCCAATAGCTACAGTTTTACCTACTCGATAAAATCCATCTAATTCTGTAAAATTAAAAGGAAGCATTTTTATCCTAACAGAACAATTCGACCTGCTACTGTGGAATTTATAGCTTTCAAAACACCTGGTATGATATACGGGCACTGACCAGATGTGGTTGCTTGACCAACAAAAGTAATACCAAGAGGAGTTGTTGTTGCCGCATCATGGAAATAAACTGTTAGAGAAGGAGTTGAAGCAAAAGATCCGTTTGGTATCAATACTGCTTTATGTGTATAAGCACCCTGATCAAAAGTAAATCCTTGATTTGCTGTTAGTCCTATTACTTTTCCTACACGATAGAAATTCATATAATCTCCCTTATTCTGTATAAATATATGTATACATCATGAATGCTAAACATTTTAATCATAAACTAGTGGATCTGGAACAAGGCGAACGAATAGACGGATTCTACCAAACCCCAGAAGGCAGATTTCCCAGCGTAACCACAGTGGTAGGCTGGAAAAAGAATCAGTTCTTTGCTGAATGGCGCAAAAAGAATCCTAAAGAAGCTGCCCGTACCAGAACCCGTGGCACTAAGCTGCACTCTTTAATTGAAACTTATCTGTTAAATGAGCCTAAATTTAAAGATCAAGACCCGTACACTTTAGATCTTTTCAATCAAATTCAAACAGAAATTAATAAAATTGACAATATTTACGCGATTGAAGGATTCCTTTGGAGCAAGCCGTTACGCATGGCTGGTCGATCTGACTGTATTGCAGATTATAATGGTATTCCCAGCGTGATCGACTTTAAAGGAAGCACTCGGCCCAAGCAAAAAGATGATATTCACAGTTACTTTCTACAAGCCACAGCATACGCAGAAATGTGGAAAGAACGTACAGGACAACCAATAACCCAGATTGTCATTCTGATTTCCTGTGATGACGGCACTACTCAGGTGTTTGTGGAACAAACTAAAAATTATAAAAAAGATCTTGCTGTAGCAATCAAAGAATGGAGAGACGAATATGAACCTAAACAATGTGAACAAGCGTAATACTAGAGAATGGGCATTTTTTAACGGTAATTCTCGCGGAGCAATGAACCGAGCCAAATTTATTGAAAAATATGGTGGTGAATTTACCCAAACACCACAAGGATGGGTGTGGAAAGGTGGAACACACAAGAAATTGGAATTTACACACACCAAAAAGAAACGCACCATCTACATTTTTACAGATAAAGAAGGAATCAAGTACATTACCGATAATTTTACCGGTTTTTGTAAAGAACGAAAAATCAATGATTCTGCCATGTATGATGTGATAAGCGGTAAACGGAAAAGTTTTAAAGGATTTACCGTGGAACGCATCCAGCCGGAAGACAAAGCGTAAAAATCCATAAATAAAAGTACGCCTATGTCTAATCAACCAAACTGGTTTAATGAATCTAATTATGCTGACTTTTTAGCCGAGTCTTCCATTTTATGGGAGATGAATATTCCATATCAAAAACAAAAATTTGAAAATCGAAAGAAAATGGCTAATTTTGATCGAGAGACAGCAATCCGTAAAGGACGCTTGAAATCAGAACTTGCCAGAGATTTATATCAAGCAAAGGCTAAAGGAATACAAATGAGAGAATCTGTTTTTAGTAAAAAGATTAAAGAGTTGAGTGACAAATTTTTAACGTCACTACTTTTTGAAGCAGAATCAAAAAAGACTCCACTAAAAGCAGAAAAGAAAAGAATGCGCCCAGAGGTAGACCCTGCTGATCGTGAACGTGATCGCAAACGAGAAGATCGCCGCGAAGAAAAACAAACCGGTCTTGCCAATATCATTATTGTTAAGAACAATAAATTAAATAAAATTGAAATTATCACAAAGAGTGATTATAATCCTCAAACACACACCATACTAAAAGGTAAAGCAAAGAAGATTGATAAAGGTAATGTGACTAAGCGAGACTTGAATTACTATTCTCGTTTAGACAACTTTATGAACACAAAAACTTCCATCAAACTTTTAGGTGGTAGAGTAGAAAAAGAAAAAGAAGAAAAGAAAACCGGTGGAGCTAAAGGCAAAGCGGAAGAACAACAACCAGAACCACCAGAGTTAAGAGCTCCAAAAGACGGAAAAGAAATAACAGATCCAGACTCCACATATCCTGATTGGGATCACAATACTAATCAATTAATCGCAACAACTCCTGATGCTTTAAATTCTTTATCTGGCAAGAAGCCGTCTAAAGAGTATGAAGAACTTATAACCACCAGCAGAACATTAGGTGATGCCATGCAAAGATTTACCAAAGAACTCTTTGCTGCATTTCCTGCTGCTGCCTCAATGAAGTTTGAAAAATTAGATCCGGTTGTCAAGACTTCTAAAGCTTGGTCTCAAGCAGGCATGAAAGAAGCTGCTCCTAACGCCACAGTGATTGGTAAAGGAAACGGACAAGAGGTTGGTATTTCTGTAAAGATTGGTGAACAGTTAAGACCAACAAATAAAGGCGAAGCCGGTTTAGTGTTTACTTCCATACTAAACAGTCTGCAACCAGAACAAATTGTTGGAACTTTTGATGTGTTTGTGAAAGACTTTGTAGAAGATTTACGTAAAGGATTTTCTTCTCGTTCAGTTCCAACACCAGTACAAGGCATAAATGATGTGCTAATTTCTTTAGGCAAAGAGAAAGCAAAACGCGATCAAATCATAAACTCACAAAAAACAATAATAAGTAAAGCGTCTGATCTTATTGAAACTTATATAAATCAAAGTATAGAGATCAAGACTGCTTTCATATTAGAAGCATTAACAGGAAACAATAAGTTTGATGGCAAGCGTGGTTCTGCTCAAATGATGTTTACTGCCAAGAAAGACGGAACTGACGCTAAAGCAATTCCGTTGACTGCAGATTTTGCAACCACTCTGGCAAAGTCTAAAGATACTGATATAAGTTTAAAATTTGTTCAAACACCAAATTCTAGCCAAGGATTCTTACAATCCATCTTCCAACAAACCACAGAGACTTTAACCGAGAGTAATATTGGCGCAGTAATGCAAATCGAGAAGGTTAAAGATCAGTTATCAAATCCTCTGGCATTCCTTCAATTATTTGAATTACAATTAACTGATGCAACTTTCAGAACTCCAATAGTTTATTCAGAATTCTATGCGGGCGATACTGATGTAAGCAATACCGTGGTGTTCAATCCAGGTACCAGTTCGGAAGACGAAGTTCAAATTCCAGTACACGTAAACTTTAATCCAGACGGCGATTCACAAAATGTAATAGAAAAGGGAGCAGACGCTTTACTAGAAGAATACCTTTCAATCAATGACTGTTTGGTGGAGAACATCAAGGCAGGTCAAATTGATCTGCTAGACGCTTTAATTATCATGGAGCAGTTTTCTTCTTTAGATGAAAAAAGAAATTACCGCAAAGAATACGACAATTACCACGCAAAACCAGAACAAAGAAAAAATCGTAGCAAACGAGTTCTTGCCAACAGAATAATGAAAAAAAAGGGTAAAATTCGTAAAGGCGATGGTAATGATACTCATCATAAAGATGGCAACCCTCAAAATAATAGTGTTGACAATTTAAAAGTAATATCTAAATCAAAAAATCGCAGCATGAATGAAGATCATGGTGCAGGATTTGAAGGCACTCCTGAAGTAGTAAATAAACTTCTTCAAGACACTCCTGGTTCTAATGATCCATTTGTTGGCATAAAAAGTATTCCCTATCTCGAAAGTCGTTTAGACAAAAAACTTAAATTTAAAAAGAAGTAAAGGTGTTCAATGATTGACGGTCATTTTAGCTTTTCTGAAGACTTTGTTAAAATATTTGAAACCTATTCGGTATATGTTGCGGTAGCGTGTGCAACTGTGCTTGGTGCTTGCAAAGCATGGGTTAAATATCACAAAGAACAACGAAAAAAGAATGACAACTTTATCACTGTGCACGGTGAAATTCATGAAGTTCTAACAGAACTCCGAGTATTAACTGATGCAGCCAGAGCACAAGTAATCCAATTTCATAATGGCGAGTATTTTATGGATGGCGTATCCATGAGAAAGTTTAGTCTCACTCATGAGTCTTTAGAAAAAGGAATTGAATCGGATGCTAACAGAATTAAAGGTGTTCTTTGTTCCATGTTTATTCCCCTGTTACATCTGGTATTAGAAGACAGTCCAAAAATTCATTATACTGTAGACCTTAAAAACTCTTATCTAAAACAGTACTTAGAGTCTCGTAGTGTGGAAGCTTTCAGTGTACTACCCATCAAGATTCAAAACCAAACAACCGGTTTCATCATGGTTCAATGGTGCAGTAGTTTGAAAGCAGAAAGAATTGATGAAACGTTTAGCACGAACGAATTAACTAAGATTCGCAATCAAATTACAGCTCAACTAGGTCAACAAAAGCGATGAAACTAAACGAGGTATATAAAGATTCTGGATTGGGAAAATGGTTCCATAAACAGTCTGCAACCAAAGAACCTGGTTGGGATAGATACAATACTGCTGGAAAGCGTGTAGGCAAATGTGGTGATGCCAAAGAAGGTGAATCTTATTCTGCTTGTCTTTCAAAGCAAAAGGCCAAAAAGTTAGGTAAAGACGGAATTGGTAGTTTTGTGAAAAGAAAACGAGAAGCACAAAGCGATGCTGGCAGAGGCAAAAAGGGAACTGGTTCTAAAGGAAAAAAACCAATATTTGTTGAAACTGGTGCAGCAAACAAAAAGGTAAATGAGTCTATGAAAAATTATAACGAAGAGTGCGGATGTGAACACGATAAAAAATCCAGTTTGATGGATAAAATTAAACAAAAGATTAGCAAAAAACTTTTAAAAGAACAAGCTAATTTTAAAATATGGAAAAAAGATGTTTCCAATACTTCAGTAATAAAAGAATGTATGGATTTTACTGAATTGGATCTTGCGCCATTTCGTGGCAAAAAGACTTTGGTAGAAACTAATAATGGAAATCATTACGGTGTTCTTGGTATTTTTAAGAATAATTTTGCATTATTTGAAGACGGCGAAATGAGTAAAATGATTGATCCAGCAGAAGTAACCAAGGTTGTGTGTGAAGATACCCGAGTTGTTATTCTGGAAAAGAATAAACCAAACGATCCAGAAAAGTGGTCAGCTTGTAAGAGTCAAGCAAAAAATAAATTTGATGTGTATCCAAGCGCATACGCAAACGCGTGGGCATCAAAGTGTTACAAGAAAAAGGGTGGTTCTTGGCGTACTGTGAAAGAAGATATTAATTTGAAAGCAGAGTTTACTAATAAAGCACAAAAGAGCACAAATTTAATTCTTCAAGAACGACTAAAAGATCGTTTCTTTAACCAAATTTCAGAAGATATTGTAAATAAAGACAATAAAGGTAAACTTACTCCTCAAGCAAGCAACCCAAGAGCAAAAAGTCGTGACGATATTCGAGAAAAAGTAAAAGGTAAAGCCAAAGTGGTAACTGGTCCTAAAGATAAAAATGGCAATAAAATAAGAGATGACACCCCAGAAGAAGCCAGTTATCGTTTAGCAACCTATATTGAGTTAATGAAAAAGGGCAAGAAGACCAAAAAATCAGAGAAATAAAACAGATAAATAATACGGAGACTTAAATGAAAAAATTTAAACAACTAAAACAACAATTAACTGAAGACGCTTATATGGACGGTGGAGCTTTAGGTGGCTTCCCTACTCAAAATTCAACTCGAAGCGCATTCAGCGATTTCGGTGTTCATCGCATCGAACACAACGAACAACTTCAAAGACTAAGAGCGTTCATCCAAGCATTCACTGGTCGTGAATACTTAGAACCACGTGCTGCATTATCACTAATGCGTGTAAAACTAAATCTAGCAGGTCTAGATTTTGACTTCAACAAGAAGACTGATCTTGCTATTGGTCAACCAATGAATTTTAAGGTAACACGATACGGTGGTACTTTTGGTAAGAATTTAACTACTCCACACAATGAATTTGAAACCACTGACGGTATTGAAGATATTCTGGGTGGTGATCACTTAAGTTTAGCTGTTATGATTAGTGAAGCTGAGTCTGGTTTATACAAAATGGATATTAAAATTGTTCGTTCTTCCAATAAATCAGATCAAGGAGATATGGATCAGTCAAACGAAACAGAGTAAAAAATGTTATATGAGCCTTTGAGTGAAGACAATTTTCTTTTATATGCAATTAAAGTGTATGACAACCCGAGCTGTAAGGGTATGAACGAATTCTATGAAGACCTTAATAGAATTAAATACATTAAAAGGCTCTTTAATAAGTATGAAACTAAAAAAATTTTGAAAGAAAGATTGTTACTAAACCATATAATGATTTTAAATAATGTGTTTGGTGTGGAAGGGTGTGCTAGAATTCTTTTCTTCAAAATAGAACCAAAGTATCATTCATATTTAAAAACATTTTTACATTTTTTACAGATTCTTCCAAAAAGAATTCCAGAAAATAAAATTGATGCAATTCCGGTTGATCACAGAATAATGAATGCGTTAAAAGAAATAACATGAAACCAGATTTAACCAAAATTATTACTACATTTACTTTATGTGAATTTATAAATGAAGCAATAGAAACTGATGATGTGATTGCAACTTTAAATCAGTTTGCCGAAGAGTGTGAACTTTTAGGTGGCAGCAAACAGATGTTTATAGATTCTGCAATTCGAGAAATGGTGGCTTGTAGACTGTTGGAGCAAGAAGGTGGAGCAGTAGCTCCTATAGCCAATTCTGAAGCAGGAGGTGGTATTGCTGGTTTAAAACCAGAAGATTTGGCTATTCCAGTGGAAGTCCAAAAACGCCACACATCGAGAAACTCTATATTTAAGCGTAAGAAGCCTAATACATACTTTAAGGATAAAGATAACAGTTATTGAGAAAGGATTGTTATGATTGCACCAGAATTATTATCGTTGATTGGTGGCGGGGCTGCTGGGTTCCTGTTCCGTTACATGGCCCAAAAAGCTCAAGACCAAAAGGAAATGTTTCAGCAAATGATGGCTGCCAACAAGCAGACCACCGAAAACCAAACGGCAGCAGCTGAACGAGTACCACTAGACGTAGGTAAGTTTGTCAGACAACTCATCGTGTTGTCTGTACTGTTTGGTTCAATTCTTGCACCGTTTGTTCTTCCCTTCTTTGGAATTCCAACCTTTGTGGAAGTAGACGCCAAGACCCCAGAAGGGCTGTTTGGTTTAGTACCAGAGTCCACCAAGAAGTTCTTTGTGGAAGTAAACGGATACCTGTTTACCTCTGAGAGTCGTCAAGTTCTGCTCAGTATCGTAGGCTTCTACTTTGGTTCTGCTGCGGCATCCAACAAATCTTAAGGAGTACACATGAAAACTATTACCACACTACTAACTACTCTATTCCTGGTAGCTTGCAACACAGCACCATCTATTATTCCTGATACCACTTCAGATAATGTTATCATGAAGAAACTTGATTATGATATCCAAAATGGAGACAAGGTTTCCACAGGTTGGGGGTGGATTCTCTGGTATCTACCAATCGTTGCTTTATTGATGGCATGGGCTTGGAGAAAGTACATTAAAGAGTGTCCAGAATGCGGGAAATCTGAGTCAAATACTCCAAAACCATAAATAAAGAAAAAGGAATACCACCATGGATCGAAGAATGATGAACGCATGGCTACAAAGCCAAACCCAAAAACAACAACCGTCTACCCGCTCTTTTGAACTACAAAGACAAGGTATGGCTATCACTGAGCAACTCAATGCTAAAGAAGAAGCTGTTGCTAAATCTCACAAATCAATGCTTGCCAATATGGTAAAGCAATACGGCTCAGATAAAGGAACCAGGGTATTTTACGCCAAGGTTCGTGAAATGGCTAAAAACAAATAAACTAAAAATTCAATAAAAACAAAACCTCCGACCTAAAAATCGGAGGTTTTTATTTAAGCCCTTTTAATTTTAAGTAAAGAGCTTTACAAATAAAGTATGAGTCCACAATATCAGATACCGGATTTCCGATATCTTTTTTTCCGGGACTAATTGCTTTTTGTAAATCCACAAAAGTTTCACGAACAAACGCTTTATACATTTCTTCTTTGTTAGCGTTTCCTTTTCCTGATGCTTGCTTTTTTATGGCACTGGGTGGAATTACTTCTACAGGTATACCTGTTTGGTGTAAACGATATTTAAGTACTCCAGTATTTTCTGCAATATGAAATACTTTACCTTTAGCACCAAAAGCGTATCCTTCGATTGCTACTTGTTCACAGCCTGTAAGATAATCCATGGCCCAATCTGAAATATTTTCATATCTAGAGAAATCACTGTTCCAATCATGGAAAGCCTCTCCTTTAATATTATTAAGAAACAGGCGTTGATTTTTCTTTACATCTGAAAGAAAATAAAATGCACAACGTTTAAAACAAAACGGTTCTTCCGAATTAAAAACACAGATGCTAGGACTTGTTAACGAATAGTCTATACCTGCAATTAACATGTATAATATTTAGGTTAAAAACCAATGGCTTGGGCTAACACCATAATTTAATGAAAGTTATTTGGTTGAACATTGTTCACGATTCATCATCTCTTTAATCCAATCCGCATAACGATCCACACGGATCGCTGATTGGTCAACCATAGTGTTGTCGATGATGCACATAGACGAAATAATACCTGCCAGACGGCCACCGTTTTCAAACACGGCACCGCCTGAGTCTCCAAACCAGATGTGTCCGTTTATTGGAAGAAACTTCATGTACTGAGGTTCTTCTTCCACTGTTCCGTAATACCAGAAGGTTCCTGGTTTGCTAATCTTCTTAATCTCGTGAGAGAAACCCACGGTGGTAAGTGATTCTCTTTGTGTTAGCTCAGACTTATCGTGTATTAACTGTGCTGGCTGTTCATCACATCCTTCCGTTAAAATTAATATTCCAATATCGTCTACCACTTCTCCGTCTTTTCCAGTATATCCGGGGTGAATTATCATTTTTTCTATCAGATAAGCTTTATCCTTGGTTATGAAATACCTCAAGGTTTCGCCGTCAATTACATGCCCTGCAGTGAGAACCACTGCAGGGGCAATCAGAACGCCACTTCCTATGAACTGGCCTTTCTGGTTGTGTACGTGCCCCACGCAACCAAACGTATCTTTGGTATTGTGATTTACGACCTCGAATCCGGGGAATGGATCTGGCTTACTAATACCCTGTGGTATTTGAATGATTGCAGTGGGGGAGGGTGATTTGGAGACACTGGCGTCTTTCTGGCATCCATTTAGGAGGGCTAGAAGCACTGCGGTAAAGATTGCAGTGGCCTTTTTCATGTCATAATTATGTATATCCTGAAATGGAAAAAACCTAAATAATATTAGAAAAAGGATAATACATGCATAATCTCCCTACTAACAATGAAACCAATCTTATTCGTGGTATTTTTGCCAGAACCACAGAAATAAATAATCAACTAGCTGAAGCGGTAGTACTGGCACCACAAACCCCGGACGCCAATCTACGATTAGGAAATCCTCCACAAATTCCAGCTCCAGGATCATTAAGAGTTCAAAATATTATTAACACTGCAATGAATCCACAAGGCATAGTTCCAGAAGAACAACCTATGGATACTGCTGTAAACTCATTTAAAGCTGGTCAGAGAATTCAAGGAACAATTAATAATGCATTATATCCTTCAGTGGAAGCTCCACTACCAACTGGTACTCCATCAACCAGAACTCCAATTGCTCCTGGTTCTTCCAAGCAAGTGATGAGTGCTGCAACTCAAACTGCAGTTGATAATATAATGAACACTATCCAAGGTATAATTAATACCCCGAATACAGCTAATAACCCATCAGCTCCTGCCAAACTACCAGAACAACCTATGGATAGTTCTGTTAGACAATTCAGAAACCGTGAAGAAGAGCAAAAAGGAACACAACCACTTCCAGAACCCACTAAAGGCGCATACGAATCAGGTCAACAAGTTCCTGAATCTGAATGGAAAGCCAGACAAGCTAAAGCACAAGCTGCCTGGGAAGCTAAAAAAGCACAAGCTGCTGCTTCTGCCAAAGAATCACAAGGGTTACAAACCACAATAAACGCTCAACAAGCCAGATTAGCAGAATTAGACAAATCTAATACTGCTAAAATAGCTGCTCTTCAAGCACAAGCTGCTGCCAGTAAAAAAGCTGCAGAACAAGCTGATCCAGAAGCTGCTGCAGCAAAACGAATGATTAATCGTGCAGCAGGCAGACCAGAAGGGGAAGATCTTCCAGCAGGTATGGAACAAAGATTAAAGACTGCTCCAGTAACTGGTGGCATGACTAGTGAACCAATTACCGATTTTAGCAGAGAAGCAGAAAGAAAGCGAATTGCTGCTAGAGATCAACAAAGATTAGGATTGAATTATAAGAAAGATTTATATAATGTTAGAGATACTGGTTATGGTACATCAGTATCCAGATTGGGTGTACAAGAATCTTATTATCATCGTCTAGCAAATCTTTTTGAAGAAACCAGAGATTCTTTAGAAGATGTTTCAGCAAAACGCAGAGAAAGACAAGTCAAAGTTGCAGGATTAGAAGGTCAAGTAAATCCTCATGGATTTGTGGATTTAGTCAAAGGAATACGAAACGTACAGGCTTTTAGTGGTATGGGTGGTGGAGGTATGCCTAAAGAGCGTGTAGAGAAAAAAGAAAAAAAGATAGGTGAAAAAACTGTTGGTAGAGCAGATCAAAGAGAAGCACTTATGAAGATAATGAGTGCCAGCCAAAATGATCCAGATTTTAAAGATAAATTTACAAAAGAAGACGCCTTAAATCCCGATTCATTATTACATAAAGCGTTAGTGTCAAGAAATCCAAGTCTTCAGGATGAATCAAAAGTAATGGCAAAATACTATACGGGATCTTAAATTGAATAATAAAAAACCCCGGCCTAAAAGCCGGGGTTTTTGTTTACACTCAGTTTATCTCACAGCGGAATGCGTGAGTTTAGTCCAGTGGTCTTCTTGGTGGAAAGAGCCTCTGTCATATTGTCCAGATCTCGATAGACCTCCATCATATCACGGTCGTGTCGATCTTCTAGTTCATTCATCTTACTATTAATATAGTCCGCGTTATTACGGATTTCTTGATGAATTTGCTCGATCTCTCGCTCACGTTGAAACTTACCAACAATAAGTTGACGATAAGCAATAAAAGCCAGCACAGTAGTAAACATAAAATTTAATAAAATCATATTATCAGTGTTCATAATGTATCCTTTCAATTATTAGTCAAATCAACCAATTCACACTTGTCTCCGCTACAAGCGAAGGTTTGTGTTCCAACAGTGGAATCCATCTTTTCCCACTTCTTCAATTCACTCCAATCCACATCTTTTGGAGTTGCAGCCAATAGTTCTTCGTACTGCTCCTTGGTGCAGTCTTGGTATGGAGCCTGACGATACGAGTGATCAGAATGTGGCAGGAACGAAATACCACTAATCTCATCAAAGTGTTTGTACACCCAAGCACCCACTTCCATCCACTCGTGTTCCTTCACAGTCACAGTGATTGACGGCTTATGTTCACACCAGTAACGTTGGTAAGTCAACCATAACTCTAGATGCTCGATAGCAGTCATATCGTTACGAGTAACTGAACCTACCGCCTTCATTGGGAATGAGAAAACCATAACGTTTTCAGGCTTCATCACACAAGGCTCGTGAGTAAAGCCCTTCTCAATCATCATCTGGCAAAGAGGATCCTTACGATCTGCACGAACAGTGCGGATATAATACTCGTTGTGACGAGCGTGAATACCGGATGCTGCATCAGTAAGTTGAGAAACTGTACCACTTGGCTTGATGCAAGTAATAGCAGCCGCTGCATTAATACCTAACTTCTTGGCCCATTCTGCATTAGTCTTAACAGCTGTCTCCTTCAGATTGGCAAGATTAGCCTTCAGACCGTGCATATCACGCATCATCTTGTTGTCTAGAATACCAGTTAATGACACGCCAAGTAGAGCTTCTTCTTCGCAGTTCTTCTTCCACTCGCTGGATAGGTACGGGAAGTTGGTTAGTGAGGCTTGCCATGTGCCTAGAATAGACGCCAAACGAACCTTGCGTTGTAGTGACTCCATGGTATCAGTATCACGAACAACTACTTCTGTGAGATTGCAGAACTGACGATCTCGCAGAATAATTTCAGAGCAAGGATTAGTACCAAACTCGTAGGTTGCGTCACGACGATCACCCAGTTTGGCTACCGTCTTTTGGCAAGCATCACGATTAAAGATACCACGCTCACCACTCTTACTCTTGTATAGGGATACCCATTCTTCCATGAAGGTTCCGATCTCTGGCTTCTCCTTGTACACTACACTATTATTCGCAAGTGCTCTTTGAGGATTAGCTTCCCACCATGCTCCAGTCTTAGCATCACGCATCCGTTCATCGGTAAGATTTGAAAGGCTGATAAGAGCCGATCGACGGACTCCTCCGACCACCACAATTTCCGCAACCTTACAGACGAGATCGTGACATTCGATGGAGGTGAGCTTCCGTCCAGCACTTCTTCTAAATGTATCCACTGTGAACCTAAACAGATCATCCAGTGGCTTTGGGCCAGACGCACGACCTCCAAAAGTTTTGAGTCGGGCACCAGCAGGGCGTACTTTAGATAAGTCCCATCTTGGAATTTGACCACCAATGAGTAGGGAGATAAGCTCTTTGTAAGCTTTAGCCCAACCAGCCTTGCTGTCTTGTACAATGATCGTCGTGTCTGAGTCAGTAAACTGTTCAGCCACTGTAGGAAGTTTGTCCACATATTGTCTCTCCACGGAGAATCCTACTCCGGTTCCACACATCAGAATATAAAGAATTTCATCAAAAGCACGAACACGATTCACAGCAACATACGAACAGTTATAACCAGCAGTGTTGTCACGATCCAGTGCCTCGCCTGCCGTCATTAGTGAACGCATAGAAGGCATGATTTCTTGATTCAAGACCGCTTGACGAAGTTCTTCACGAGTTTCCTTGTCAAGCTTACACTTGGTGCTATTCTTAAGATGCTTATCAAAGTAATCAAAGTAACGGTTCACCGTTTCTTCCCAAGTCTCACGACGACCTTCAGTTTCTAGCCAACGACTGTAACGGGAAAGATGAATGAACTCTTGATAAGCTGTAGGTAAATGCATATTTAATTTTCTCCTGTTTGTTAAGTAAGTTTATTTAGCGGTCAGAACTGCCCAAGAATGCGGAAATAAAGGTTCCAGTATTTTTCCAATTGCTGCTGCATACTGCTGAACTTCCCATTGAGCATGCGTGTCTATTCGTTGTTTAAAGACACGAGCGTACGCTGAGAGCGATCCGGTCCACCACCACTCGGTGTAGGTACCTTGTGGCAATAAAGCTCGGGCTTGCTCAGGGGCAACCCCTTCTTTTAATAATGTTTTGTATATTTCCACCGAGTCCAAAGCAATCCTATTATACACCCGATCCAGGTCCTCGACAACCGGATCGTACATAAAATCTGAACTTCCTTGCTTGGCTCCGTCTGTGGGAGCAGAACGCCAGTCTGGAGTGTAAAATTCCGGTTCTGCTGTTACGTACCGACGAGAAACTTCATTTTCCGTGAATCCCACTTTGTGTTTAAAAAGTTGGGTTCTTACGAAAATTGGAGCTTTGATTCGGAGTGTAATCTGCGGGTGCGCAAATGGCGTCCAGTGGTTGTGCTCGGCCAAATACTTGATGAGTTTTTGGTCTCTCTGTGATAACTGACGTGTACCATTCTCTGCTGTTTCCCACTCACTGGTTTTAGCGAATGAGACCCTAGCAGCATTTGCCACCATAAGATCTGAGCCCATATGTTCGATATATTCAACATGTCCTTTATCCAGTACTTTAATTGTTTGATTCATAGTTATCATCATCAAAATCTAAATCTTCTTCAATCTCGTCTTCATCAATATTCTTGTCTTCAACCAGTTCGTCAAAATCAATTTCAAAATCTGTTATATCCAAGTCTGTATGATCTTGGGCGTACTTATGTGCCTTCTTATACATGTCTGGATCAATCTCTTTCACGTATTCCATAAACATAAAACAAAAAACTATAATTGGATTGTTTGTATCCATTTCAATTTCTTCAAACTCTTCCCCTTCGTCTTCTGGCTTGTTTACATCTTCTTCCATTTATTGATCCTTATTTGTGCTTCTAGACCTGACGCAGAGTTACTGTTAATGATATTTAGGATTTCCTTAGCGTCCATACCACCCATGATCATATCATTAATATCTTTGTACTTCATACTTTCTGGCCACACACAAACCTTTTTATTTTCTTTCACTAATCGTTCCATGGTGTGAATAACTTGCACGTTTCGTGGTTCGTTATCCATCACAAAAATCATGGGACGATCTTTAATATATTTTGGAATATTAAACGCATCACTCATTCCTATAGTAGCAACGCAGTTAGGAATGAAAAGAGAATCCAGTGGACCTTCCACCACATATATGGTGCCTAGTGCGTTTACACGATCCAGGCCGTACCAAGACTTATGCTCTTCTTCCTTTGGCTTGATGGTGATGTAACGAACCGACTTGCGAGCGTTGCGGTCTGTGGACACCTTGATGATGCGTCCTTGTGCTCCAACCAGATGACCCTTGTGGTCTAAAATTGGAATTACCAGACGACTTTCGGCATCTAGTGCTTCTGCCGTTTCTGGATTAATCCGCTTGGCCCAGTCAGCAAAGTTTTCCGCATAATATAGATGCTTCCACATTGCCTTGGGAATTTGACGTAACTCTACAAATTGACGACACGCATGATTAGGAGGAAGTTCTGCAACCATTGGAAGCTCAATATTGTACTTCTTCTTGGGTTTATTGGAGAATAACATATCCTTCTTTTCCTTTTTTGGTGGGTTAGAGAGATTCTTTTCCTTGAACTTTTCTAGACTGTACTCTTTACATAGGCTTGGAGAAACTTGACTCATAAAATTATATAAGTTTAATCCAACACTACAGTTATGGCACTTAAAAAAGAATTCACCTTTCTTCTCAAAGAAGAAACCACGAGCCTTAACTTTATTCTTTGTGGAATCACCACAGATCGGACAACGACAGTTGGCAAGATTATCTTTCTTCCAACTGAATCGTTCCAGTTGACCAGACATCAGATTAATAAATTTCTTGTCAATAAAAATTGTCATGAGCGATACCTTGAGAAATCCTTCTTACCAAACTTGTTGGTAAACTTTACTTCTTCTTGTTCTTCAGTTTCTTGTTCTTGATTTGCGTCTGCAAGTTGTGGTTGTTCCACGTCAAACAGCTTCATCTTGGCACGATTGATACCCACAATAAACTTACGATTGATTGCGGTATCGTTGTATCGGTTCTTCAACTGCTTCACCATGATCTGATTCATCTCGTCCAGTTTCTCTGTGGAGATCAGAGCAAACATGAAATCGGCGGTTGCGGGCAGACCAAACGATTCTGATGTGTCTTCCAAACCGATATCCGTGCTGGCAAATCCGATACGATTAACTTGTGTGGCAGACCAGATTGGAACACCACGCTCAGTGGCAAGACCACGAAGTTCTTCCGCAATCGCTTTGATAAAGGTATAAGAGTTTACATTTGCTCCCGGCTTCATTCTAGAAGAAGCACAAATGTTCAGATAATCAATCACAATCATGTCAGGCTTAAACTTCTTCTTCAGATTAAGTTCATCCAGTAGTACACGGAAATGGTTCACGTTTGCCGTGGCTGTTGGATACTCCTTGATGATCAGTTTACCCTTGGCGTTTTGCTTCAGATTGGCAATCTTCTTGTCGTATGTTTCTTTGGGAAGTTCACGCAGAGAATCCAAAGTAATATCCAGCAGATTGGCATCAATACGCTCTGCGATTCGTTCTTCCGCCATTTCACAGGTGATATACAGAACATTCATGCCTTGATTCAGGCAGTTAGCTGCATGATGACAAAGGAATAGAGACTTACCGACTCCAGTACCTGCCATTACTATATTTAGGGTTTTCGTAGGCGTACCACCGTTTGTAATGGTATTAAAGAAGTCTAGATCAAACGGAATACGCTTCTCGGTCTTGTGGTAAAATTCGTATCGTGCTTCTGAATCTTCTAGGTAATCGTGACCGATATTAGTATCAAAACTAACTGCAAGAGCGTCAGACAAAATACTAGGAATAGCAGTTCGGATTTTGTCTTTGGACTTTCCATCCATGATTTGGATAGATTCCATGATGCCATTATAGAGAGCCTTCTCTTTGCAGAAGTTTTCAGTTTCTGTAACCAGCCAATCAAGGTTGTGTTCCTCTGCTGACTTCTTGTTGAAGTCATTCAACATTTCAATGCACTGATCGTACTCGGTCTGACTAACACCCTTGTGCTTCTCAAGACAGATACTCATGGCATCCTTGGACGGACACGCATTATACCGCATCACAAAATCGTGGATGCAAGTATACACCATTTGGACGGGCTTCCGGTGGAAGTACTCCGTCTTAATAAATGGAATAACTTTCTTGTAGAAGTCTTCTCGAAAGAGAAGAGCTTCCAGAAGCACTAGTTCAAATTCTTTCATTGTCCGTACTTAAATTCCTTGGCTACTGCTTCTTCTAAACGCTTCATGACATCTTCAGTGAAGAACTTTTCTGGTTCTTCGTTGATGTTCTTCTCAAATGCCTTCTCACCACCTGGAAGTTCGATACGAGTAGACACCTTCTTAAATATATCATACTTTAGAGCCAAGTCAAGAAGTCCGTAGTAACGATTTAGACCACTATCGTAGTTTAGTCGAACGTCTACCATCTGGTTTTCCTTGGTGAGACGACTCTTGTATAACTTACAATGAATAATATTACCAACCACTTGACCGTCTGCATCCTTGTCCTTCTTCTTGGACAGGTATACAATAGTAGACGCTGCGTACTTGAGACCAGAGCCACCACCCATTTCCTTGGTTGGAACGTAAGAACCAATAACGTCGTAGGTGTGGTTGGTCATCACTAGTGGAATACCAGCCTTGCCAAGCTTTAGGGTAAGCACACGGAAAGTACTCTTGATGACTTGAGAACGAGTCATGTCACGCACTTCCTTGCCTTCAGCCGTATCATTGATTTCCTTGCTGGTGCTCAACATACCCAGCGAATCCAACACAACCATCAAGGGCTTACGCTTGTCTGATTCTTGTTCCAGATACTTGTCCACAATCTTGATTAACTGATTACGGAACTCTTCAATGGTGGCAACCGGAAATACTGCCACACGCTTAGGATCAACACCGCGATCAATAAACATGTCGGAGGTTACGGCTTGCTCGGAATCAAAGTACAGCACCATACCGTCTTTACGGTCATCTAGAAACTTGCGAACCATGCCAAGCGAGAAGTACGTCTTACCAGTAGCAGACTCGCCAGCCAGCGCAATAATCTTGTTGTCCGCAATTCCACCGTACATGGAACCAGACACAAGCGCGTTGAAAGCGTACGAGCCGGTATCAATAAAGCCACGGACATCGCTGCCTTCAATACCGTCTTCAATCATACCTGCATACTGATTACCGGATTCTTTAATTAGTTCATTTAGATTCATCGTCTTTGCTCCATTTCTTTTCTAGTCTGTCACAAATCACTACTATCGCCGCCAAAAATATAATTATTACAAGATCCATATGTGCGTCCTTACACAAAGAAATCCTCTAACGATGGGGTCTTTCTTATGCTCCATTGTAGCACATCTAAAATGGTTTTCAAGGGATCTTCAAAAGATTTTTCAAATTGTAGGTCACGATCCACATACTTATCTAGGTGCAGTTCTTTAGGAATTTGCGTTCCAAAAGAAATAACGTGCTCGTTTCCACTTACGAACGAAAGTGGATTTGGTTCCTTTAAATAAACAAATTTAATTTTTTCTGCTTCTCCAATTGGACGATACTTCTTTTCCAATCCGTTTTCGTACAAGAAGTGGTTGAACAGCAGAGATCCTTTCACCGCAATCGGAGTAGACTTCTTGTACACGCCAGTTTTGCAAGAGTACTTATCCATTCCGGAAACAGAACGAGGAAACGCGATATCATCAATTCCGGCCTGATCAAACTGATCACGGAATTGTTCCACAAAATCTTGAACCGCTTTCTCGCCTTGATTCATAATCAAACTAATAGCGGTCTTTAGTGCCTTACGCACAATCTGTGGTGTGCTGGATCGGGCTGTTTCAATACCCATGATCTTGAGTTCTGGTTCTTTCAGCAGCACGCCTTCTTCGCCCATCATCACGTTAAGCATGTACCGTTTCTTTGCAGTCCAGATACCTTTACTGCAAATACTCTCACGCTTCATGTGCATCTTTTGAGCGTACGCGTTCATGGTTTTTGCCAATTCCTCGTAGCGTTGTTGTATAAACGGCTCAATCTTATCTTTGCAAAGTTTTTCGAGCGTTTCTGTGATCTTTGCATCTGGGATACTCTTACCTGCAAAGATTCGTTGAACCACATTATCCATGCACAGATATACGGAATCTGTATCAGATGCCACAACAAAGTCTACATCTGTGGTTCCCGCCATCCGATTCAAAAATTTATTTAACTCTTGTTCAATCCAACGGATAGATAACTTTCCGGAAACTGTAATAGCTTCTGCACAATCAATATCGTAATACCGGAAGTACTGATTTCCTACCGCACCGAATGCGGAATTCAACTGAATCTTTCGTACAAGTTGGAAGTTGTGGTACTTAGAGATCTGGTATTCTAGTTCTTCTCGCTTGGTGGCAGATGCGGTAGCGTCTAGGGCCTTGAGGGCTCGCTTGGCTTCCAACATCTTTTCCTTGTACATCTTGCGTTCTTCATACATGGTTTCCATTAGTTCAGGCAGGAATCCTTGCTTGTCTCGCTTGAAGTACACACCGTTTGCTGCAATCGCAAGATTTTTTTCTACGGCAGCTTGTTGGTGGTCTTGAACACGAAGAAATTGTGTTTGTGCTGTTTCAGAGTGTGGATTCAGCACATGGTCTGGATCCAGTGTGTTTCGCTTGCCAAGAGCGTCCTTGGTTTCCGGAGAAATGTTGTACTGCATGATAAGATGCGGGTACAGTGAGTCCAAGTCGAACGACACAATCCAGTTGTGCATACCCACTTGCGGATCTTTCACGTACGCACCTTGAAACTGTTCACTCTTTTCTTCCACTTCCGGCTTCAATGGAACCGCAATAAACTTGCTGGCCAGATGATGGTAAATGATACAATCCCAAGTCTTTACTTGAGAAAAGGTGTCTGTGAAATTAACTTTAGCATTGTATGCTAGAGCCACCACCAGTTCCAGCAGTTTTAACTTCTTGTCCAGCTTTTGAACCAGTGTAACGTCATGTGAGTTATACTCCATAAACTTTTGAAAGTCTTTGGTGTAAAAGTCTTTAATGCTGTCGTGTTCAGAATAGTCCAGCTTTTCTTCACCCAACTCTACATTAGCAATATGGTTCAGGCTGTACGACTCACGATTAGTGTACGTAAACTTGATGTACAGTTCGTAGTAGTCCAGCGTGGCAACACCCAGCAGATCAAATACTGTGTGATCCTTGCCTTTACGATTCACAATCTTTTCTTGAATTTTTCGGATGGGAGACAACCGCTTGGCAGTTTTCTCGTCAAACAGTTTCACCACTCGCTTATAGATGTACGGAATATCAAAGAACCTGATGTTCCATCCGGTAATGATATCAGGATAATGTGTTTCCCAGTACTCAAGGAAAGCACGCAACATGCTGCGTTCATCCGCAAACACGTGGCATTCTACACCCGGCAGATCAAACTCTTGCAGTGCAAACGAAACTCGTTTGCCGTCATTCTCCACCGTGATGGCATTGATTCGCTCGTTGGGATCTTCTAGAGATGGGAATCCGTTCTCTGATTCAGTCTCAATGTCTATGAATCCTACACGAAGATCCTTGTAAACATAAGGAACTTCTCCCGGATACTGATCTCCAATATACTGAGCAGTCCAGTCGGTATTACCGTAAATCTTAAAATTGGCAACCGATGAATACCGATCAATTGCTTCACGGCAATCACCAATATCTCCCGGCTGAAACGCTTCTAGAGGAATACCTTCCAGACTGTGCCATCTGGCTCCCTTCTTCAGGGAAGGAACAAACAGTGTTGGTTGAAACTGGGTCTTGTTAACAACCCGCTTACCGTTCTCGTATCCAATCTCAACAACCGTGTTTCCAACAGTGTGAACCGCAGTATAAAATTTAGACATTCTTCTTATCTTTTAGGTAGGAGTGCAGTAGTACCATGTAGTTGATTACATCTACTATTGTATCCTCAAAAGACTCGTTGGCAACCTCTAACTTACCCGATTCCATAAATGAAGACAGCCTACTCATCTTGTCGGTTATGCGAACCAGAAACCCTACTTCGGTTGGGCAAATGCCCATAGACTGAACCCGAGTAAAGTTGGCAAACGGTTCTACACCGTTTCGGCCTGCGTAGTCTGCGTTCTTCTTCTTCATCAGTTCACGAGCCATGTTGCATAACATTTCGTGATTACGAATAAGGTCATCTCGCGTCATTGTGTAACTCCTGTGGAACCAAAACCGCCATTACGATCCGTTTTTTGTGTTGGCCGTTCGGTTGTTTCCATAATATTGTATTGTTCGCATCGTACAAGTTCCGCTTGTGCAACACGATCACCATGATATATGTAGACTGGTTCGGTAGAAATATTCAATAACATTATCTTGGATTCTTCCACGTAATCTGAATCAATAATGCCTTGAGAGTTTGCCATCACCATGCCTTGCTTGAGTGCAAGACCGGAACGAGCGTGGATACGCACTGAATACCCTTCTGGAATATCAAAAATAATTCCGGTAGGAATTAGTAGCCTTTGACCGGGATCAATCTTGATGTACCGAGACCCTTCGGTGGTTTCCAAGATAGGCGGCTTGCACTCTTTATTGTTAGCACAGAATCCCTTGACTTCGTATAAGGGTTGACCCAGATACGCACGAACATCAAAACACGCAGCTTGTGTTGTTGCGTGTTTTGGAATGTGTACGTCTGAATAAAGTTTATAGACTTTTAGCATCACCATAATATACACTAAAAAATCACAAAGTCAAGAATTATTTTATCTCCTAGTCATTAGCCGCTTGATTGAGCACGCACGGTGGTTGTGAATGCGGTGCTGTTGGTGGAAAGTGGTGTGGCACGAATCAACAAGTTTCTTGGTGTACCACTCAAAGTTGTACTATAAGACGAAACAGGGCCGGTTGCTCCTGTGCGAATCAAGCCGTATTGCGTGTTTATGGTATTGGTTCCGTCCTGCACCACCAACATCTTCAACATTTCAGTTTTGTTCAACACGGTATCACGAGCAGAAATTGTGACCTCAAACGCAGGATAGCGCATTTCTGGTGGTATTACACCATTGTCGTAAACATCCGATATTGTAGCAATAGTTTGATTGGCTGTGGTAGCCGTTGTGGTGGTTCGATAAGTCTCATTAAACGAATAGGTGTCAGCAAACGATGGAGCAGTTACTCGATTAAGGAAACCGCCGTTTTGGTTTATACCACTCGCAGGAGCATTTAGTGTGATTGTTCCAGTAGAGTCATCAACTTGAACATATGTTTCGCTACCGAGATTACTTACATCACCAATAGTGGTTATTGTACTAGCATCAACATTCAAATTAAGACTAGTACCTAGTATTTGTGGATATATTCCCCCATTTACAAATAATGCATTTGCGAATGTTGCACCACCTGACACATACAGAGTGGATGCAGTAATTCCTGCGGTGAAACGGGTCAGAGACGAGAATGTTCCGCCTGCTGAAGAGATACCGGCATTTGCTGACAGTAAACGGGTAAAGGTAGCCGTTACTCCTGTTAGCGATCCGTTGAGTGTTATGCCACCCGCAGCACTAAGACCAGCAGTAAAGTTTTGTTGAGCAGTAAATGTATTTGCTACACTGGTTGTTACTCCTGTAACTGCTCCTGTTAAACCATTAAAACTGGACACGTATGAGTTAAAGGTAACAGCACCAGTTGAACCGTTCCAACTTTGTACACCAGTATTAGTGAATGTAATTCCATTACCACCTGCCGCAATACTTACTCCGGTAGACGCCAACAGGCTGAGAGCTCCTGTTGCGCCGTTCACGGAAGAAACATAATTTGACGGCATCGGTCCTGTAGCACCCGTTGGCCCGAGTTGCGTATACATGACCTGTTGTGCTGTAAGAATTACTGATGGAATTGCCGGTCTAGTTGGACTACTGCCTGATGGATCTGCAATAAGTTCTAAACGAGTATCAGATGACCGCCACATTAATTGAACATAATCATTAGCATTAACTTGAAGCATGTAGTTCCAAGCAGCAACAGTTTTGGCTGCTAATGCACCACCAGAAACAGTTATTATGGTATTACTGTCTGAAATATCTGTTCCATTTTTACGGAACCATATATCAATAGTATCTGTGCCAGATCCAGAAACTCTATCTGCCTGTGCAGAAAACTGAATGTTGTATACACCCGGATAACTAAATGTAATTTGTGAATTAGAAACAATGCTTACACCATTAGAATTTGGGTCTGTATTGTTGTAAGTAATTGGATAAGCACCTGTTGTGCTTGCTGCTGATTGGTCTTGCGTTGACCAAAAACTACCCCAATAACCTAAAGCACCACCTGCTCCTGTTGCTCCTGTTACACCTTGAACACCTGTTACACCTTGAACACCTGTTGCTCCTTGAGGACCAGTTGCTCCTGTTGCACCAGTGGCTCCTATACCGCCAGAAGCAGCAATAGTAATTGTTTTACCACTTGGTGTCAGAGTGATGTTTGAGCCTTGTGCCAAGGTAACACCACCAGTAAGACCATTCAAAAAGTTTACGTAATTTCCTATTGCCTTTGTCCATGCGGAACCGTTCCACGACCACGATATACCGTTATAAGTATACGTTTGACCGGAAGTAGGATTATCAGGAAAATTAATTGCCATATGTTATATTTATGTTTATAATTCTGCCCATATACCAGTGATACCATTCAGTATTCTTGTGAATAATGTTCCGGTATCAGTATTAAACCAACGATCACCACTGTATATTGTGCCTGTAGGTTCAGTGGAGGATTGATAGAAACCGCCGCCAACTCCACCGCTAACAGTAACTACAACCTGCTTGTTGTTTGCGTCTGTTGATAAAGTAACTCCACTACCAGTAAATTTTAAACCACTGGCTATACCAACTAAAGCACCCGATGAATTGTAAACGGAAACGTTTTGATCGTAAGCAAACGGTGCTTGCTCGTAAAGCGAGGGGGTAGGAATTGATAATTTTTGGTGTTGAGCAACTATATCTGTTATATTTAAACTACCAGTTGCAGTATCAAACCCCCAAGTGTAAACTTTGTTATTGTGGGATAGAGCAATTACATTGCTATCACCTATTGCTATTTGTTTAATAGCATACGAAGAATCGTTGGTTATGCCTGCAGGCATGTTTTCGGTGACATTAACACCAGAACATTCAACAGTACCATTTTCCATAACCCAACACACACCATTTTGGGCAACCTCTACTTGAACAGCTTTAATTCCAGATTGAGTGTATTGTGATGGTAGTGTTGCACCAGAAGCTAAATAACCCCAAAGTTTTGGAGTTCCGTCGGTTAAAACGCCAGCATTAAAAAATTGAGAAGACGCCACATTTTTAAAGTCATCGGTGATCAAACCACCAACAGGAGGATAATTTGCTCCAAAAAGGTATGCTGCAAATGGATTGTAAATACTGTCAAGATAATTATATACTGTCCATTGTCCTGACAATAATCCTGAATCACCGCTAATATAAACTTTATTATTTTCTAAAATGCCAATTACTAGTTCTTCTGCCATATAAATTTGTTTGAATTTATAACGAGCAAAACTGTGTTGTGCATCTGGATTTGCATTATAATAAGTTATTTGATCATTTGTATTCGGATCATTATCCCAAGTGTTTGGTTGTGATCCGTAAGTTAATCCATCTTCACCATTAATAAATGCTATTAAATCGCCGTCTTCTGTTAGTGCACTAAATCTACTGTATCCTTTAGTGGCAGAAAAATCTTTGAATTTAAGATTAGGATGCAATATGTTCATATAATTGAACATGTTGCAGTCCGGAACAGACTGACTATATCCTTGCCATGCTCCCCAGAAGTATATTTTTCCTGTATTTAATAGTATAGCAGTGTAAGTATCAGCTGTACTTATTTTTACTGGTAGCAATTGTGAAGCTTTACTGAATCTGACGGAAGTGTATCCACCAGAACCGTAGCCGGTACCAACAACAGTTATTTGTATATCAGGATCTAGTTGACTCAAACAAGTACAACCACTTATTTGTTGATGTTCGTTTCTGCCAAAAAGTAAAATTTCACCATCACTCATTAATACAGAGAAATTTAAAGTTCCTTTTCCTACTAAAACTGGATAAGATATTTCTCCACCAGTAATCTTAACATCTACTTGTTTGCCTTTACGAACCAGCTCTACACCATCTCCAGTAAAGTTTAAATCGTTAACCGACTTGATTATTCTGGCACGATCTTTATAGATGCCGACTGCACCACCACCAACCGAACCAGTATTCAGCCATTGAAAATTCTGTGCTACTGTTTGTGCGTCTAGTTTGGTTTTTACCAGACTGGTGAGTTCTTGTTTAAATTTAGATCCATCAAAAGAAAGCTCACCTTCTTCCAGTACTAACGGATAGTTGGCAGAAATAATATTAGACTCGCCAGGATCGCCTTTTGGTCCTTGAGGACCTTCTGGACCTTGTGCACCTACAGGACCCGGTACTCCTTGAGGACCAGGTTCTCCTTTAGCACCCGGAATACCTTTTGGACCTTGCGGACCAATAGCACCGATTTCGCCTTCTGGGCCTTCTGGACCTTGAATGCCTTGTGGTCCTTCTGGGCCTACATCTCCTCTGGGTCCTTTAGGACCAACCGGACCGGGAACACCTTGTGGTCCTATTTCGCCCGGAACACCTTGAGGACCGATAGGTCCTTGAATGCCTTGTGGGCCTACAGCACCTTCTGGGCCTTGTGGACCCATAGGACCTTCTGGACCTGGTTCTCCTTGAACACCCTGTTCGCCTTTATCTCCCGGCCAGCCAGTCTCTCCAGTATCGCCCTTTTCACCTTTTAATCCCGGTGCGCCTTGAGGACCGGGTTCGCCTTGAGGACCAGCCCATCCGTCTTCACCAGCAGGTCCTTGGGGACCTACAGGACCTTGTGGGCCTCGTGGCCCAACAGGACCTCTCAGATCCTGTGTTGATTGCATTTCACTTTGCGGAGAAACCACAGGAGTTGGTTTATCCAAATTAAAGTATTGCTTAAACTTGTCCATTATATAATATTTATAAACATGAAATCACAGTAATTATGCGTTTAAGATCTAGTTTTTATTTTAATTTTATAAAATATTATTAGTAGTTATGCCGGAAAGTGTTAAGGTAAAACCACTCCACCATGCGTTTTTACCACTCCATAAATTGTTTCCAGTAAATAGATATGATCCAAAACTATGAGTGGAAGCAATTCCTGTAAGACTGGCAGTTTTACCAGAAATATTTCCTGTAATCGTTTCATTTAAAGTAAAAGAACCACTATTGTTTGTTACACCTATACCAAATTGAGTAATGCCTTGGAATGCTTTAATAGTTGCAACAGCATTAGAGCTATTTCCCGTTACTGTTTCGTTTAAAACAAATCCGCGATTGGCATCAAGTATAAAAGTTCTATTATCTGATCCCATAATATTGTCTCGGAAAATACCGTTATCAAAATAAAACACACTATAATCTGTTAGTGTTCCAGTATTAAAAGTATAATCTTTTGTTAATACTCCATTATTAACTGTATTCTCCGAAACTTCTATAAATTCACAGAAACCATTCCATCCCAACCAAGAGGCAGACCGTCCTCGTAAATAAATTGCTGGAGAATTTCGGGTTCCATTAATACTATTAGATTTACATACTATAGATTTTTTTACGCCTGATGCTTTCAATCCAACATTACCGGAATTTATAATATTATTTCCCTGAAAAACTACATGATTAGCAGAAACCCATGAACTGTCTAATTCAGCACCACCAACGTTCACACAAGTATTATTAGAAAAATTAACCACATTAAATTGAGCATCTAAAGTGTTTCCTGTTACTTGAATATACGCACCACCTTGATGGTAATTATTTGGTGCTTTAACAGTATTTCCTTGGATATCGATTATAATATCTCCTCCAGTATATCCTGTAGTACCAGTATTTACTATAGATAGCCAGTTTCCATAAGAAGAATAACCATCTGATGCAGTTTCTCCTGCTTCTCTACGACCAGAACTGGTAGGAGAGTATTGCCAATCAAGTGTGTTATTTTTAATTGATATTATACCGCCTTCAGAAGTTTTATCTGATATAGCGTCATTTTGCGCACCAATATCTATAAAAGCTCCACGATTTAATCGGCCTTTTCTAGTGGATATCAAGTGGTTATTGTGTATTGCAAAATTGGTTCCTTTGCATCCGGCACCGTAAATTAAAGAGTCACCTGCGCCTCTTCCAACAATATGACAACCTTCTACAGTTACATTGTCTCCACCTAATCCTGCTATTCCTCCATTTATTGTACAATTTCTAAACAAGATGTGTTCGGCATTTGAATGAACGTCTAATGCCCCAGCACTAGCAGCATCTAAAGTAACGCCCGAAGTATGGCAACTAGTTCCAATAATTTTTACATTTCTGTTTGGAACTGCTCCTACTCCACTACCACCACCAATAGTAACTGCGTGTCTGGACGCAGAATAGTATCCACCATTAACCAGAACAGAAGAAGAATTCATAACTACTAATCCGTAATCGCCGCCAAAATCGTCTGAGGCGTCTTCTTGAACGGTACAATTATTTACTAAAACGTTATGAGACTGGTTTATTTCAATACCGGCATACGGAACGTTTACAACTTTAACATTTTCTAGTATACAATTTAATCCTTGATTTACGCGAACACCTCGTCCAGAAGTAACAGGTCCTAGTTTAGCACACTTTAATGTGAAATTTTTTATAAAACATGATGTATAAGCTGAAAGTTTATATAAAGAAACATCTGTGGATTTATAATTTGCGTATGCGGATCCTTGTAAACGAACTATTGTGGTTGAAGGAGTCCAAGCAATAAATTGAACTTCTCCGGCTCTGTGGTATGAAGTAAATTTAGACCAAGAATAATTTGTAGGATTATACACACAAATTTCATCATTAAATGTTAAACCGTGAGCAGATACGAATGTAATATTTTGGTCACCTTTAGTAATTCCTGGAGACGCCAAGGCAGGCAGAGACGACCATGTTCCTTCTGCAGTACGTATATGTGTTTCATATGAACCGAGCCCATTAGCAGTGCAACTAGAACCATCAATAATAGTTGCGTCTGGTCCATCACCAAATATAGAAACAAAAGCAGGAAGAGTTAATCCCTGAGTAACTTTATATGTTCCACTAGGAAAGTATATTACTTTTTTTCCGCTACTTAATGCAGTTTTTATACTGGCAGTATCGTCGGTTACGCCGTCTCCTACTGCTCCGGCATCTTTAACAGAGAGTATGGTAGAACTGTTTAAACTGCTAATAATTTCATTGGTTTTACCAAACCAAGTTTCAAACGTATCTGTTCCTGTTAATCCTGTTATTGGTAGCATATATTATATATCCTTATTGTGTGTGTATTTAACATGGAGATATTCCACTGTTTGGATTAGTTATTCCTTGTAAATATTTAAAATCGTTAATTGTTATTTTGCCAAAAGAAATTCCAGGAATTAATTTTATATCGTAATCCCAAGACGGGAACACGTAGGTCGGAACATTAAATCTGGTAGTACACCCAGTAGTTGATGCAAGAGTTGTGGTATTTGTTAAATTATAACTCGCATAATTTTGTATTACCGGTATTTCTGTTATAACAGTATATGATGGAGGAATATCTGTGGTAGAAGTATCCCAAATGCCACAAGTCAATCCTCCTAGCGCATAAGTTATTCCTGTTGTATTATTTATAGCTTGAATAATTTCATTATTAAATGTGGTTCTCCAAATATATTTGAAGTCGTGTAGTTTAGCTCCTGTAGTAACGTAAAGATCTCTGTATGAGATTGCTGCTGTTGATGAACTACTACTTTGAGGAACTTTTCCGCCTAATAGAGTATTCAAGCTTGCAATATGAGAATTTAAAGTAATTCCGTGTGCTGTGCGTTCTGCTGGAGTAAGAGAAGTATCACCACCATTCCACAGATAAAATATTTCAGCTCCCAATAAGAATGTGTGTGTTATATTCTCATAATAATATCTGCGATCTAAATTATAT